CGCCCTGCCGTATCTGGAGGAACTGAACTTCCCCACGCTGGCGGTGGGGAGTAACACGGTTTCCGTAACGGCGGCAAACGCCACGTTTACGGGGCTGGAAATCCAGGCAAGGAGCCGATGGAGGTGAGCGGTTATGGCACTGAAAACGATACTGAACAAGCAGACGGATTTTACCGGGGAGTTCCCGGAAGAATGGGCAAAGGGCGGCCTGTGGCGGTTCAATGAATCAGACCCAGATGAGGACGACTGCCTTTTGGATTCCTCCGGCATGGGACGGGCAGCAACCATCAGCAACTGGAGCGGCACCAGTGCGTCCTTATCCGCAAACCGTCTGGGGAATTACTTCCGCATGAACATTGTGAACCCATCCTCCGAGCAGAACTATCTGAAGGTGACCAATGATGGCAGCATTTTCGCAAGCCTTGGGGCAAGGATCGTCTGCGGCGGCTGGATGAACCCCACCACCTATTCCGTGGGGAACACCTATTGCCCGATCTTCAATACCCGGTACGGGCCGGGGCAGCCGATTTTCTACCTGTCCCTCATCCGGGGCAATCCGAGGATCATGCTCTACAATGATACCGGATCTTTGATCCTGGACGAGTCGGTGGACCCGCCCTTTTCCCTGGTCAACGGCGGCTGGTACTTTATCGCCTGCCTGATCGAGCCGGACAACAAAACGGCGCAGTATGTGGTGGGCGACCGGGGCAGCGGCACGGTGTGGGCATCGGAGGTGCTTTCCTTTACCGGGGAGCTGAACCGCTCCTGCACGGCGGATTTGATTCTGGGGATGCACGCCGACTCCTACTGGTACGCCGGCGGTCTGGACGACTGGTTTCTGGACTGCGATACGAATCTCACAGCCGATGACCTGGTGGACTATTTCCGGTCTTCAGTTATGGCCAACGGCGGCGACACCTCCGGGGATGTGGACGGCATCACGGAGCCGGGGACGGTCACACTCCGGGCATCAAGCGGCGTTTACCCATCCGAGGGTGTGCTGACCACAGCGGCGGCGGACTGCAACCTCTCCGGCACCGGGCGTGTGTCTGTGACCAGTGAGTACATCTCCGGCACCACGGCGGTTTCCCTGGTGGAGACCTCCACCAGCGATGACCTGGAGGAATGGAGCGATTGGGCGGCAATCCCCGCTGACGGGCGGCTGGCGTCCCCCAACCGGGCGTATATCCGCTTCCGGGTAACGCTGACTACTACAGACACTTCCCGGACGCCGAAGCTCATCGATATCCGGCTCTATGACATCCCGAAAGCGCCCTATGAGAAGATCGGTTATGCCCGGCCGGTAGTGCTGGACAGCAATGGCGCATGGGAGGCGGTGCTGGAAAACGCCTATGACATCATTGTGACCAGCGAGATCAACGGCGAGGACACCCTTTCCTTTAAGATCCCCTACCGGGACGGCAAGCGGGGGTATATCGACAGTGAGAAGAAGATCCAGATCGTGGATGATGTGTATAAGGTACGGACAGTTACCGACACCAGGGACACGGACGGCAGTGCCGTCACAGAGGTGTACGCGGAAGCGGAGTTCTATGACCTGACCTTCTCTGTCCGCAAGGAGGAACGTACCTTTGAAGCGGAGTACCCGGAAACGGCGATGGCATACGCCCTGGAGGGGACGGAATGGAGCGTCGGCACAGTGACGGTGCGTACACAGCGCACCTGGACCAGCACAGAGAAAAACGCCTTATCCATCCTTCGGAATGTGGCCAATCTGCACGGCGGCGACCTGGTCTTTGACTGCCCGAACCGGCTGGTGCATCTTTTGACGGTCAACGGCAAGGACAGCGGCGCCCTTTTTGCCTACAAGAAAAACATGAAATCCATCCAGCGGGTGGTGGATACCAGGGAGCTTGTGACAAGGCTCTATGCTGTGGGCGCGGAAGGGATGACCTTCGCGGACATCAACGGCGGCAAGCCCTATGTGGAGGACTTTACTTATACCAGTGAAATCCGCATCTCCACCCTGGACTGCTCCTCCTTCACGAACCCCTACCAGATGAAGGAATACGCTGAGATGCGTCTGGCGCAGTACGCCAAGCCTACCATTTCCTATGTACTGAATGCGATGGATTTGTCGGTGCTGACGGGCTACGAGCATGAAGCCTGGGAACTGGGAGATTATGTCCGGGTAGAGGATAAAGAACTGGGACTTTCGGTCACCACCAGGATTGTCCGCCGGGAATACAACCTGCAGGAGCCGTGGAACACGGTGCTGGAGCTTTCCACCACGCTGAAGAACCTGGGCAGTTCCGCCAGTGAATGGGACAACGCGGCAGACTCGCTGGAAGGCACCAGCATGGTATCCAATAACGACATCCGGGAGATGGTCCCCTTCAACCTGCTGCGGAACTCCCGTGCCGATGACGGGCTTGCCTACTGGGTCAGTTCCGGCTTTGAGGCGGACAGTGAAAACGGCGCGTCCGGCACGGCGTCTTTCAAAGCGGAGGGCGTGGCCGGCATGACCAAGAGCCTGTCCCAGACCGTCTATCCCGCCAACCGCTCCAGCTACACCCTGTCGGCGCAGATCGGCTCGGAGAATCTGGAAAAGTTAAGCGAGGATTCCCAGGTGGGCATTGAAGTGGTGATCGAGTATGAGGACGGCAGTACGGAAAGCCGGTTCATTGATTTGTACTGATGGAAGGAGGACGGCATGGCATATTTATCTTCAACTTCCGCCCGGATCGCGCCGGAGAATTATTCCTCCAGGGTCAAGTCCATCACGGTGCGGGTGTGCATCACGAACTGCACCGGGACGCTTTATATCACGGACATCCTCCTGCAGGCAGGGTCCGTGGTGACGGGATGGGTAGGCCATCCCTGCGAGATGAAGTGGACGCTGGATGGCTGAGATTGCTTTTATCCGGCTGGCGGAGGTTATCAACCGGAAACAGGATATGCGTGTCGTGAGCGTTACCGTGAAGCCTACCATTGCGGACTGCTCCGGCACGATCTATTTTACGGACCTGATGCTCCAGGAAGGCCCGGCGCTGACGGGATACACGCCACATACCGAACCATTCCTTAAAAAGCTGCGTGTGGACGGCGAGGTCAAGGCCCCTGTCTGGTTCAACGGTGTGGTGCGGGGCGAGGAAACGGTCATCCTCTTTAACCTTGGGGAGACTTCCGCTGGGCTGGATGTGCATTTGTACCCCAAGTCCGACCTGGAAGCGGGGGCAGTTTCCCTCTGCCAGGGCGTGGGCGGCCAGAAGGTATCCTTCCCCAACGCCGTCCCCGCCGAAGCGGACCTTGCTCTGCTTGCCAGCACACGGCAGTGTACGAAGAACGGCAGCCCGGAGAAAAAAGAGGGCTTTTATCAGTACAGCGCCGCCTGGGATTCCAAGCATAAGGTGGCGCTCCCGGAAGGGAAAACGGCGAGGGTACTGTTTGAGATGCAGGAAATGCAGGATGGAGGTGAGCCGATCTGATGGACACACTGAAAGGCAAACAGATCATGGTATGGACGTTCATGGGCAATGCCCGGATGTACGAAGCCCTCCGGGACTACGGCGACCGCATCAGCCAGATCGGGCTGTTCTCCTTTAAGGTGCGGGCCACCGGGGAGATTTACGAGAGCGGCGTGGCGATTTCGGATATGCTCACCTACATCAACAAATGGCCCCATATCAAGTGGCTGCTGACGGTGGCAAACGACGGGGCGAACAGCATCTTCCGCGCCCTGCGGGACAACACAAACGGGGCGCAGGAGATGTTCCTTTCGGAGATCATCCGCATCATGGAGAAGTATCCCTGGTGTGACGGCATCGACATTGACCTGGAACGAGGGGACGGCTACTCCACCCATGCCGCGTCCACCGCCATGTTCCAGAACATCTACAATACGGTAAAGAATTACGATGCCACGAAGCACATGAACATCTGCCTGCCAGGGATGACCAGCGTCAACGGCTCGGTGGGCGGCGAGAACTGGTGTGTCTATGGGGACCTCGACTCCTGCTGTGACACGGCGTCTATTATGAGCTACGGCATGGCCTGGGCAGGCTCCGCGCCGGGGCCGGTTTCTCCGAGAAGCTGGCTGGAGGGCATTTACGATTACGCCACCCGGGTCATGGACCCGGACAAGATTTTCCTGGGGATGCCGGCCTACGGCTGGAACTGGCAAATCTATGACACGCCGGAGAACCTGGGCGAGACCTACCGGGGCGTTTCCAACACCTACTACGCCGCGAGGTACTGGATGACGGGAGCGTACAACTTCACAGGTGACGCGCCGCCCCAGCCCTTTCTCCCTATCGTAGCCTATTGGGATGATTATGACAAGGTGCCTTACGCCTTTCCCCATGTCTACGATTACATGGAAGGAGCGGACGCAGTTTCCCGCGAGTACCCTCAGCTTGCGGACACATACAACCGCAGGCGCTACCTGACTGCCTACGGCAAGGAGCAGAAAACCGAGTTCGGAACTATTTTCATCGACCGGGACGCTGACGGCTACTCCAGCGCGTCCGGCATTGTCTCCATTGAAAACGGCATCGCAACCCTGGGCGATAACGGCTCGGTGACCTACAGTTTTACGGTGAACGCAGCGGGAACTTACGATGTGGCGGTGCGGCTCTGCTATCCCTTCTGGGATAAGAACGGCATCTATGCGGCGCTGGACGGCAGCACAAAGCACTTCACGGAAAGCCGCCTGTGGTGGCCGTACTGGCGGAGTACCTTCTGGGCGTCCCTCGCAAGCGGTGTAACGCTCTCAGTCGGGACGCATACCATCACCATCTCTCTGGACGTCAAAGGCGTCCAGTTTTACGGCTTCCGGGTCTGCTCGGCTTTTTCCGAGGAACCTACCGCCGGGGAGGCTACATTTGCCCTTGCGCCCAGGAGCTTTAAGGATGTAAACGGCAATATGGCCGTACCCGATAAAGGTTTCAAGCTGACTTTGGAAATGCTCCGCAGGAAGCCGGATTCGGCGCTCATCTGGTATGAGGACTTCCAAGATTACGGTGTGCTGGAGACGGACTACTGGACGGTGCGCTCCGGCTCCTTCGAGGTGTGGCGGTCGGATGAATATTCGATGGAGCGTGTCTACTCCCAGCTTGAAGGGCATGGGGAGCTTGCGTGGCAGTATGACGGCTTTTCGGAGCTGCATCTGCGGGCAAGGCTGGCCTTCCCGGCAAACGGGAGCGGCAAGGCCGGCGTATTCTGCGGCAGCCTGTTCTGCTGTCTGAACTATGATACCCAGGCGGTGGAACTGTACAATGGTTCCACGCTCCTTGGCAGCTACAGCCAGGAGATCGCAAGGACTTCATCGGCAGACCTGCGGGGCAATCCTACCATGTACACGGTGGAAATGCGTGTCCGTGGGAACCGGGTGCGGGTGTATTCCGGTTCTTCCTACACCCTGCGCTTCACGGCGACAGCCAGCGGTTTTTCCGGCGGATACGCCGGGTACCGCTCGGACAGTACCACGGTTTGTGAGCTTCTGCGTCTTGGAGACGCCTGGACCTACGAGCCGTATGAGCGGTTTGATGTCCAGATGCCGGACGGAACGCAAAAATCATATGGCAGGATATCCCGCACGAACTGCACCTGGGATGAGGAGTTCCAGGTATTCACGCTGACCTCCGATGTGGAGGAAACCTCCACCCGGAGCGAGGACATCTCCCTGGATTATGATTTCTTTCACTCCGACCTGCTGGAGATTTCCTGTGGCGGGAACTACACGGCAAAGGTCATACCGAAGGACATCAACATCTGGATATCCCGGCTGTTTTTGGGCGATGCGGACGGGTTTTCCATCCTCTATTACCAGGACGTGGATTCCCTCATCTATTGGGCGAACCAGGCGGCGTACCGCTGGAAGCTCCGGGGGATGTGTATGTGGTCTTTGGGGCAGGAGGATATGCGGCTGTGGGAATGGCTGCCGAAGCAAACAGAATAACTTACGGGAACTGGCGACTGCCCTGCGGGGCGGCCGCTTTTTTCATACACAAAACCATTTCAAGAAACGGAGGTATCAACATGAAGGAACTTTGGAACACGGCGCAGGTGATCTTTGCGGCCATCGGCGGGTGGCTGGGCTACTTCCTGGGCGGCTGCGACGGGCTGCTCATCGCCCTGGTGGTGTTCGTGGCAGTGGATTATGTCACGGGCGTGATGTGCGCCATCTCGGATAAGAAGCTGTCCAGCGAGGTGGGCTTTAAGGGCATCTGCCGGAAGGTGCTGATCTTCCTGCTGGTTGGGATCGCCAACATCCTGGATGTGCAGGTGATTGGCACAGGCAGCGTCCTTCGCACGGCGGTCATCTTCTTTTACCTCTCCAACGAGGGTGTGAGCCTTTTGGAGAACGCGGCGCACCTGGGGCTTCCTGTGCCGGAGAAGATGAAGGACATCCTGGCGCAGCTCCATGACAGAGCGGAAAAGGAGGAAAATTAAGTGACTTACACAAACAGTTCATTGGTATCTTATACGAAACTCAGCCCAAACCACTCCGGGCAGCGGACGCACAGCATCGACCGCATTACGCCCCACTGCGTGGTGGGGCAATGCTCGGTGGAGACGCTGGGCAATATCTTCTTGCCGACTTCCAGACAGGCAAGCTGTAACTACGGCATCGGCGTGGACGGTCGTGTGGGAATGTATGTGGAGGAGAAAAACCGCTCCTGGTGTTCCTCCTCCAGCGCCAACGACCAGCGGGCGGTCACCATCGAGTGCGCGTCCGATACCACAGAGCCGTATGCCTTTAAGGATGTGGTCTACCAGACGCTCATTAAGCTCTGCGTGGATATCTGCAAGCGCAACGGCAAGAAAAAGCTCCTCTGGCTGGGTGATAAGGATAAGACACTCAGTTATGAGCCGAAGTCTGATGAGATGGTGCTGACTGTCCATCGCTGGTTTGCCAACAAGTCCTGTCCGGGCAGTTGGATGTATGCCCGGATGGGTGATCTTGCCGCAAAGGTCACAGCACAGCTTGGCGGCGGGGCATCCGAGGGCACCGAGACTGAGTATCCTGAAAAGCTGACAGAGGGCTATTACCGTGTCCGCAAGACCTGGGCGGACGCTAAAAGCCAGAAAGGCGCGTACAAGATCCTTTCCAACGCCAAGAAGTGCGCTGATGCCAATCCCGGCTACAGTGTGTTTGACAATAACGGCGTGAACATCTATACGCCGGGCGGCTCTGCGGTGGCGGAAGAAGTGCCGTTTACCGTCAAGGTCAGCATCTCAGACCTGAACATCCGCAAGGGGCCGGGGACGGACTACGCCAAGACCGGAACTTTTACCGGGAAAGGCGTATTCACCATCATGGAGGTGCAGTCCGGGCAGGGTTCCACGGCTGGCTGGGGACGCTTGAAGTCCGGCGCGGGATGGATTTCTCTGGATTATGCAGTGAAAACCGAATAAGGAAATAAGAAAACCCGTGTGCAAATCGGCTCGCTATGGTCGGCTGCGCACGGGTCTTTTTTTATCCGCTGAAATTCCCGGCTTCTGTCCTTTCAGAGGTAGAAGGGTACAGATTGGAGGGATAGCGGTGACGAACGAACAGAGAATGATCGTATCCGCTCTCCGGGCGCAGGGCATGGGCTACGGTGCAATCGCCCGGAAAGTCGGGATCTCAGAAAATACAGTAAAATCCTTCTGCCGCAGAAATGCACAGAAAGCGGATAAGTCGTCTGTCACTGGAGCGGACGAGCATCGGTGCCTTTGCTGCGGAGCGCCTGTGACGCAGAACGCCGGCCGAAAGGAAAAGAAGTTCTGCTCTGACAAGTGCAGGAACAAATGGTGGAACGCCCACCTCGATAAGGTTGACCGCAGGGCGATACGGGAGGTCACCTGCGCCGGATGTGGTAAGACTTTTTCGGTTTATGGACAGGCGGCGAGGAAGTACTGCAGCCATGACTGCTACATCCGGCACCGGTTCGGAGGCGGCGCGGATGAGTAAGGAGCAGATGAGACAGGAAAAGCTCTACCAGGCGACCATGAGCATGGTCAGAAAGATGCTTGCGGAGGGGCTTATCACCGAGGAAGAGTACCGTCAGATTGATACAATGTTCCTGGAAAAATACCGCCCTCTTTTCGGCACATTATTCTCCGAAATCTGTTGACTTTACAGCCTTTTAGAGTGATGTATGGTAGCGGAAAGGAGCGTGATTTCATGCCGAATTTAAGAAAAATCGAAGCGGCCGTTCCCACTATTCGGGAAAAGAAAAAGGTGGCCGCTTACGCCAGAGTGTCCATGCAGTCGGAACGGATGCTGCACTCCCTTTCCGCACAGGTGAGCTATTACAGTGGGCTGATCCAGAAGAACCCGGATTGGGAATATGCCGGCGTTTACGCAGACGATTTTATTTCCGGTACCAATACGGTCAAGCGCGATGAGTTTAAGCGGATGCTTGCCGACTGCGAAGCCGGCAAAATCGACATCATCCTGACAAAGAGCATCTCGCGGTTTGCCAGGAACACGGTGGACCTTCTGGAAACGGTGCGGCATTTGAAGGACTTAGGTGTCGAGGTGCGGTTCGAGAAGGAGCGCATCCGCTCTATGGACGGGGACGGCGAGTTGATGTTGACCATCTTGGCCTCCTTTGCCCAGGAGGAAAGCCGCAGCATTTCCGACAATGTGAAATGGGGCATCCGAAAAAGGATGCAAAACGGCATCCCAAACGGCCACTTCCGCATCTACGGTTATCGATGGGAGGGCGATGAACTGGTCATCGTGCCAGAGGAAGCGGAGGTTGTAAAGAGAATCTTCCGGAACTTCCTGGACGGGAAATC